AAGCTGCGATCAAAAGTCTCAGCCCTGCTGAGTACGCTGCGACGACCAAAGCCAAGCGGGCAGGAAAAGCCGCCGGAAAACAATTCGTAGCCCAACCCAAAACAATCGCAAAGAAAACCGCAGGGTATAGATAATGGCTAAGACCACCGGAACCACAGTCTTTGACCTCGATATGAATGACCTCATTGAGGAGGCGTTTGAGCGTTGCGGTCAAGAACTTCGCACGGGTTATAACTTCCGCACTGCACGTCGGTCGTTGAACTTGCTGACGATTGAGTGGGCAAACCGTGGTTTAAACTTTTGGACTGTAGAACAGGGCCAGATTCCGATGGTGACGGGTCAGGCTATATACCCCATGCCTACAGACACAATCAATCTCCTAGACATGGTTATACGTCAAAGTAACGGCACGTCTAACCAGATTGATATCAACATCAGCGGTATTTCAGAATCGACCTACATGAGTCTGCCAAATAAGTTGGCACAAGGTCGCCCAATTCAAGTCTGGTATAACCGCCAGTCTGGCCAAGAAAACTTGTCTACGGTTACCCTTAACGGAACTATTACATCTACAGCCACCACAATCACGGTGTCTAATGTTTCTGAACTTGCCACTGCTGGGTTTATAAAAATTGATAACGAAACAATCAGTTATCCCAACATAGATCCTGTAAACAATCAGTTGATCAACTGCGCTCGTGGACAGAATGGTACAACCGCTGCGGCGCATACTACTGGTGCAGCTATAACCGTGCAAAACCTACCTGCTATCAATGTGTGGCCCACACCTAATGCTCCCGGTAGCCAATACATGTTCGTGTACTACCGCATGCGCCGTATTCAGGACGCTGGCACGGGTGTAAATGTGCAGGATATTCCGTTCCGTTTTATCCCCTGTATGGTGGCAGGTTTGGCCTATTTGTTAAGTATGAAACTGCCAGATGTTGATCCCCAGCGTGTAATGGGTTTGAAGGCCGAGTATGAACAGCAATGGGATATGGCCCAGTCAGAAGACCGCGATACCTCTCCGTTGAGGTTTGTGCCAAGGAACATGTTCTATGCCTAATCGGTTTGCTTCTGGTAAGCATGCAATTGCTGAATGCGACCGTTGTGCGCAGAGGTACATGCTCAAAGAACTAAAGACACAGATAGTCAAGACTAAGCCATTTAAAGTCAAAGTTTGCCCAGCATGCTGGGATCCCGATCAGCCGCAGTTGCAACTGGGTATGTATCCAGTCAATGATCCGCAAGCTGTGCGTGAGCCGCGTCCTGATGTGAGCTATCAAGTTTCTGGTCAAAGTGGCTTACAGATTTTGCTGACGGACAGCACTGCGCAAGATGGGTTTGGTTATCCAGAGCAAGGCAGTCGGGTCTTTCAGTGGGGGTATAACCCTGTTGGTGGGGCAAGTGGGTTTGACACGCTTTTAACGCCAAATAACTTGGTGTTAGCGATAGAACTTGGTACAGTTACGGTTACAGTTACATAAGGAGCCTGAAATGGACAAAGCAGATTTGAAACAAGACAAGAAGATGGTGGCTGGAGCCGTGCACAAGCACGAGAAGAAGCTGCATCCCGGTCAGCCTATGACAAAACTTGCCAAGGGCGGCAAGACAAATGCTCAGATGAAAGCTCTGGGTCGTGGTTTGGCCAAAGTGGCTAATCAAAAGAAGTCTTCCTTTACATACAAAAAAGGCGGTTAATTATGGCTACATTTAGTAAAAAAGTAATGGGCAAAGAAGTTGGTGATGCCAGCGTTTATGCACAACCACATACTGGTGCTGAAGCGGGTGTAGACATCAAAAACAATGGCTATGACGGTGGTAACCGTTTGACTGCCGGTGATGTCAATATGTCTGTTGGCAATATTCAACGTTACCCATATAAAGAGCCAAAAACTTCTGGTATTAAAACCCGTGGTAATGGCGCGGCTACTAAAGGCGTGATAGCCCGAGGCCCAATGGCTTGATATGAATTACACTCAACTGTTTGATACTATTCAGTCGTATACGGAAAATAACTTTCCGGATTTCACTCTTGCCAGTGGTGGAATAGAGACGACTACCGAACAGATCAACAGGTTTATTGAACAAGCAGAATTACGCATCTATAACACGGTGCAATTTCCGTTTTTGCGTAAAAACATGACGGGTAATATTCAGTCAGGCAACAAATATCTTCAAGCTCCAAACGATTATCTTGCTACATACTCTTTGGCAGTGATAGATGCGTCTGGTAACTACGAGTACTTGTTAAATAAAGACGTAAATTACATTCGTCAGGCGTACCCTAATCCTACGACAGATGTTGGTATTCCGAAGTATTACGCACTGTTTGGCCCAGCCATTGTTAGTAGTGTAATTACAACTGAATTAACGTTTATTCTTGGCCCAACTCCTGATGCAGCGTATACGGCAGAGCTTCATTTTTATTACTACCCAGAGTCTATTGTGACTGCTGGTACCTCATGGCTTGGTGATAATTTTGATACTGTGCTTTTGTATGGTTCATTAGTAGAAGCCTATACCTTTATGAAGGGCGAGACAGATATGCTTGCCTTGTATGATGGCAAATATAAAGAAGCCCTTGCACAAGCTAAACGTTTGGGTGATGGTATGGAGCGTCAAGATGCTTATCGTTCTGGTCAATATAGACAGGCGGTGACCTGATGGCGTTCACCGGAAACTTCTCTTGCAATACGTTACGGACTGGGTTAATTAACAGCACGTTAGTATTTGCAACGGACACGTTTAAATTGGCGTTGTATACCAACTCCGCTACTTTGAACCAGCTTACTGCGGCGTATACATCGGACGGTGAGACTTCTGGTGGTAACTATGTAGCTGGGGGTCAAGTAGTTACGGCAACCGTTAATACCGCGCTTGGATCAAGCGGTAGTACTATTTATGTTAGCTTTTCCAGCCCCGCTTGGACTGGCGCAATCACTGCTCGTGGCGCGTTAATTTATGACGTGACTACTGGCGCGGCTGTCTGTGTTTTAGATTTTGGAAATAACATTACATCCACCAATACGTTTACTGTCACTATGCCCGCTGACACCAGCACGGCTGCACTCATTAGACTTGTATAGGAGAAAATATGGCACTGGTTACAACTACCAAAGGCGAAATGGACGAAACTTTGCTTGAAAAACGCGAAGGTTCATTGGATAATGACAACGAGTCAACCACATGGGTGGAGTATTGGTTGGACGGGGAGCTTGTGCATCGTTCTGCGCATGTAGCTCTTAAGAAAAACGTAAGTTCTGCGGTAGAAGCCGCATCTTTTAACTAAGGAGCCAATCATGGCAAATACTCAAGCAATGACAACTAGCTTCATGGGCGAGTTGATGACCGCAACACACAACTTTGGCACTGCCCCAGTTCGTGGAACCAGCGCAACAGATAGCTTTAAAGCTGCTCTGTATTTGACAACAGCTACGTACAACGCAAGCACTACTGCTTACTCGGCTACAGGCGAAGTTTCTGGTACAAACTACACGGCTGGCGGCGTGGCGGTTACATTTGGCACACCCCCAACAGCTACTAATAGTTCTACAACAGCGGGTGTTGCATTTGTTACGCCTTCGGCCAGTATCACATACACTACAGTAACTTTGGCTACGGCGTTTGATGCCGTGTTGATCTACAACTCAACACAAAGTAATAAAGCAGTGAGTGTGCATACTTTTGGCTCACAGACAATTACCGCTGGTACGTTTACATTAACGATGCCATCAAATACTACTTCAACTGCGCTTATTCGTTTGGCTACAACCTAATAGGGCCGGTGGGGTAACTCACCGGAGTAGCCATGTTTGGAATATCCGCATTTGCTGAAGCGCCGTTTGCCTCGCTTGCGGAGCAAACAGTATTCGTTGCTCTTACCGGCGTTCAGGCATCTGGCGCGGTAGGCACAGTTACGGAAGTTAGTTCTGTCGCATTAACAGGTGTTGAAGCAGCAGGTGCGGTAGGCACAGTTACTCTTGCGGCTCGTAACTTTGCGCTTACTGGCGTTGAGGCTATCGGCGCAGTTGGTACGTTAATAGGTGTTGTTAGCCAAAGTGCAAATTTAACGGGAGTCGAGGCTTCAGGCTCCGTTGGCACAGTTTCTATGGGTGAACGCACCGTTGCGCTCACGGGTGTATCAGCAAGCGGTCAAACTGGTGATGTTACAGAAGTAAATAACCCAACAGAAGATGGCGTAATTGCTTTTGGCTCTGTAGGTACAGTTGGTGTTGGCCCATATATTTTTCCGCTTACAGGCGTAGAAGCCAGCGGTAGTGTTGGTACGGTAACATTAGCTGATCGAACAATTGCTTTAACAAGCGTTTTAGCTTCTGGCGCAGTTGGTACGGTAACATTAGCTGATCGAACATTTGCTTTAACAGGCGTAGCAGCATCGGGTAGTGTTGGTACAGTTACAGGCGAAGCTGTTTTTACCAGAGCATTGACAGGTGTTAATGCCGCAGGAAATGTTGGCACGATGTTAATTGGCGCAAGATCGGTTGCTCTGAACGGCGTGTCAGCAAGGGGTCAAGTCGGTACAGTAAATTATTTTTATTGGTCATTGATTGATGACAGCGAAACACCAAACTGGCAAAATGTTGCAATGACATTGTAAGGACATAATATGGCACTTGTATTAGCAGATCGCGTTAAAGAAACTACTACCACAACAGGTACGGGAACGGTGACCTTGCTTGGGGCATCTACAGGCTTTCAATCTTTTGCCGCTGTAGGTAATGCCAACACAACCTACTACACCATTACAGCCCAAACAGGTACTGAATGGGAGGTTGGTATTGGGACATATACGTCTTCGGGTACTACCTTATCTCGTACAACTGTTTTATCTTCTAGCAACGGTGGTAGTTTGGTTAATTTTAGTGCTGGCACTAAAGACGTTTTTGTAACTTACCCATCTAGCCGTTCCGTTTATGCTGATGGCGCAATACTGACCGCCACAAATAGTTCAATTTTACCGATTGCTAATGGTGGTACTGGTGTAACAACAAGCACAGGAACAACCAATGTAGTGTTGTCAAACTCGCCAACGCTAGTGACTCCTATCCTTGGAACACCCACTAGCGCAACTTTAACGAACGCTACAGGACTTCCTATCGGTACAGGTGTATCAGGTCTAGGTACTGGTATTGCTACTGCTCTAGCGGTTAATACAGGCTCTGCTGGTGCGCCAGTATTGTTCAATGGTGCATTAGGTACACCCTCTAGCGGTACTGTAACTAACCTTACAGGTACAGCCTCTATCAACATCAATGGTACTGTGGGTGCTACTACAGCTACTACTGGTGCTTTTACTACGTTAAGTGCTACAGGCGTTACAACATTGCAAGCTGGTACTGCGGCACTTCCCGCATTGACGACAACTGGCGACACCAATACAGGCATATTCTTTCCTGCGGCTGACAGCGTTGCAACAACAGTTGGTGGCTCAGAAGGTATGCGCCTCACCACAACAGGGTTGGGTATAGGCACTTCGTCACCTACTGTAAAACTTGATGTTACTTCTGCGTATGTATCTAACACAACAGCACAGGTAAGATTTAGAGATGATACTGGTACGCAATTATCTATTGGTGGACTTGCTAGTGGTAGAAAATTCCTTCAAGCACAAGATACTGGAGTA